AAGATACGGTCACGCTGTTTCTCATAGAGCTTAGGGATGCTGTCTTTATTGTCGACCAGCCAAGCTGCGTACACTTCTCCGGCAACGCCAAAGTTCTCGTTAATCTTGTCAAACAGAATGTCAGCGTCTTCAACATACTCACGCTGCACGTGCATCTCGATTAACCGCATCATCTCCCCGTCAGGGCGTGCCTTGGCCTTGGCGAGCTTGCTCATCATCGAGGCGTTTGAGTTGGTCAGCAGGATGGTCTTCCACGAGCTGATGTTCTTACGCTCACGGTTTACGTCGCGCTCCATACGGTGCCTAGCACGGCCCTGAGATACAGCGTAAATCATGTTCGACAGCAGGTCGGGTGCTAAGTTGGTCATCTCGTCTGACATAACAGGCAGGTTATTCATAACGCCGATACGGTGCATCTTCGATAAGTGCGTATCATCAGCGATTAGCGATGTGCCTTTGGGGTCTCCGAACACGCTCATAGCCAAGTAGCCAGCGGTAGATTTACCCGTGCCTGACTCATTACTGATTAGGTTGATGGTGGCGCCCGGCAGTCCAGTAAACGACATAAGCGGTGCAGCAAAGCCTGCGCCCGCAACAAGCTGCAGCGGCTCCATATTCGGGCGTGCCAGCACATTAAACGCTGACTTCCATTCCCGCAGGTTGCCTTGCGGCTCAAAGAACCTGATCAAATCCACAGTCGTACTGGACGCTGGGTTGTGCTCGTATGTGCCACCTTTAACGTAGGCACGGTTGCCGACAATGAACTTGTCTCGATCTATGGTCCAGCCAAACTGAAGCTGGGCCTGATGTGCTTTCTGCATTTTCTGCAACTCTTTAGTAAATCTTATCGTGTAATTCATAATTTCTTTCATCTGGTTCTGAGTGGCTGCTACGCCCTCGCCGCCAAACACCTCGCGGAATTGGTCGCCAGCCATAAGCCGCTTAAGCGGCACGGTAAACTCTTTAACGCCGTCCCTCGGCAGGTGCAAACGAAATACAATAGACTCGCCGTCGTTTGGGTCGAAGACCCGCTTAACCGGGTACAAATCATACTCGTAAACTTTAACCTCTTGCGCGTCATCGCCTGAGCCTTCTTGGCGATACACACCCCCGCCTTCTGCACGGAAATACGGAAATGGCGGTTTGAATCCCTTAAACTTTTCACCCTCATCAACTACCGAGGATTCCTCGGCGGGTGTCGATTCTTCTTGTGGCTCATCAGGCGTTTCGTTAAACAAAAACATTCCTGACTCATCACGTTTGACTTCACTACCCAGTTGTATAGGACTGCTAATCTTGCCTTTGTGCGGGCAGCCGTCACATAAACCGGGCATTAACCCTTCTATTGTCTCGCAGGTGTACGGACCTTTGGTCAGCTTGGCTTTCTCAAGCGTGGTCTCGGCGCTGTACCCAGAATACTTTTTAGACATGAGGTGGATAGCTTCGTCGGCATCCTCACACGCCCATGCAATAGATAGACCCGCGCGCCACAATGGCTCGTCGAGGTCCTCTTGGTTTGTGACTATATGTTTAATGGCGTTGCAGCCTGTGTCTTTCAAGCTGCGCCGCGCAATCTTTTTAAACTTTGAAGTGCGAGCCCCGATCAATGCCTTGGCGGTTGCACTCAGTTCCCCATGGCCCTGCGTTGCTGGTGCCTTTTCTGCAGGCAAGTCCAACGCGTCTAGGTTCTCTTCAATGTCCTCAGCGGTTGTCACCTCGTACTCTTCACCCAGAAGATGCACGGTTTTCAGATTTTCCGGGTCCTTAAAGTTGACCGTCGTAGGCACGCGTAATATGCGCGCTGAATCTGCGGTGACTGATGGGTCCGCACGTAGCCCGAGCAGGTGACACGCAGCCTTGAGCTTTCTAGCTATCCGCTGCCATGTCTCGCTGTCGATCTCATCGTGCAGGGGCCAGTACACATGCACGCCGTTGCCAGAATTAACTAGCAAGGGGGCGGGCATACCAGCTTCCCGAATAAAATCTGGCAGTGCTGCCAGCGCGTCATCCTGTGTTGAGTAGTCCTTACCCGGCCCGCAATCTATGTCGAGCCAAAAAGACCGCATCCACTCCGTATTGTCTTGAGTTCTTCTATCACTGCCTTCCTTAAATGACGCTACTGCGAAGTACGCGTTGACTCCTTGATCAACTAGGTCGCCTGCTCTCTCTACAATTTCGTCTTTTATGCCGACGAATTGATGCCTGACCTTGCCATCATTTTGGATGCCAACAACGCAGTAAGTACCACTTTCAGGAAGCACAGTACCCAGAAAGTCAATTAGTGCTTTCATTCGTTGCTTCCGGCGTTGTTATGTAGGGGGCGACAATGCCGCCCCCATTTTTGCCTACTTGAAAAGCTTAGATTGCTTTTTTGGGGCAGGAGTACCTACTTTCGGCACATCGTCCACAGAAGCTATCAGTTGATCTAGTGCAAGAGCAAGCTGTTCTGCTAAATCTCTATCTAACTCGACCACGTCTCCACAGCTTTTGGATAACGACTCCTTAAGAAGTAAGCGTAAATCACTGCTTTGCAGGTGTCCGCGCAGCATGATTACTCCTCATCCCCCCACTCATCAAGAATGTCAGAAATATCATCAGTTTGCGGTGCGGGTTCTTTCTTCTTAGAAACCTTCTTAGGCTCTTCAGCTTCCTGCTCCTCGACCGACTCTACTTCTTCCACAGGCTCTGCAGGCTTGCTAGCCTTTTTCGGCGCGGGCTTAGCCGGAGCTTCTGACTCTTCACTTTCGTTGCGTTCAAACTTACGCTCGCTGGTGTGAGTCTTGGCGTCTTGGCTGTCGCTGCGGCTCTTGATCTGCGCCCATTCATTCTCAGTCAGGGCACGGACCGCACGAAACATTAGCTTCGGCACAGGTGAGTTAGTGTCGAACTTCATCTCGGTGACAACCTTGACTACATCGTAGCCAAAGCCAGAGAGCTTGCGTACATACTCCTGCAGTGACAGATAGTTCTCGCTGTCCACGTCACCAAAGATCGAAGTAGCTGGAATGTTCAATCCGTAAATGTCGCCGCCCATGTCGCCCTCAAGCACAACGGCAAGACGTGCAGAATACTTACAAGCCCGACCACCGCTAGCGCCTGAACCTTTGACGTTCTGCGGGCAAGTCGCACACAGGTTGGACTGAGGCTCTGATACGTTTTCACTCGGTGCGTTGCCATCATCTGACCAGCAGGCAGGGATAGCCTTGACGCCCTCCTTGTATGAATCAGCGTAGAAAGTCCGCGCATAGCCCGGAGCTGACGCCACGATTACTAGCTTCATCGAACGGTCTTCATTGGTGGCAACCTGCTGGTCCCCGACCATCATGCGAAACACACTGCCCTTAATACTAATCCATTTTAGGCCGCCACCTGTTGCACCTAGTGCCCGTGCGGTATCGGATAGATCGCCGCCACGAAGGTGTTCAGGCACGTTGGACGCGCCCTCGAAAAGTCCAATTTCGTTACTCATCACTGATCTCCTTAAAGGTTTAATTCGTTAATTAGGGTTTGGACGATGTTAGTAGCATGAGCCACATCAGTTTGGATTCCGTAGATATTTTTGAGAAGGCTGCAAGACTCATCGGCAAAGTCTTCAGCAGCGCTGATACCTTCGGGCCACGACCTTGAGTACATAAGAGGCGACAAAGTCGACACAAGTTCAGCCAAGACGCCGTTCAAGTCTCTCACCCTGTCCTCTAAACGATTTAACTGAACCACAACACCTTCTGGGTTGTGCGCGATACTCGATGCTTGTGGGGCTATGGGTTCTTGCCCTTGTCTACTCATCACTGATCTCCTTACTCGTAAATTCTCATCTGATTGTTGACGTATTCCACAAGGCTCTCTCGCTTGAAAAACACCTTCTTGCCGAGCTGCACAAACGGCAGCGCGCCTTCCTTACGGAGCTTATGTAGGGCTGACGGGGAGAGACGCAAAAACTGCGCCGCCTCCTTAGTCGTCAGAAGCTCCAACTCGTTTTCATTCACTATTTGTTGCCTCTTCTTACTCGGATTGTGTACCGGCTATCTGCGTTAACCGGCGGTTTGATGTCTGGATTGTTTTCCAGAAATTGCTTGAAATTGCCCTGATGGATGCGGCGTTCTAGCAAGTCGTAACTTCCGCTCTCATCTAGAAATTTAGTAAAAGACTCCCAGTCGGGGGCCCAGTAGCGGGTCTGCACGACGCGAGACGCCGTCCCATGCGCGGTCTTAATGCTGTCTAGGCCGTGCTCTTTCGAGAGGTCTAACAGCGACTGCTCGATCTTTTCAAGTTTGGTTCTGTACTCAGCGTCCTGCTCCTCAAACGTGCGCTTGAGTTCATTGCGGGCGTCACGGAGCCGAACGTAGGCTGCGACTAATTTGCTTGTATCCATCATCTATCTCCGAAGCGTCTGTGGGTTAGCTTTTCAATTCCTGCTCGTAAAGAGCTACCAATGTCTTCTGATTGGTTTCTTTTGATTCTAACGCGTCGTAAACACGCTTTTCAACCTCTGATCCGTATATTTTTATCACTGTCATCTTATTTTCTTGTGAGGGCCTGTTAATTCTCTCATTAGCTTGTAACCAAGTCTCAACTGATGCAACTGGTCCGAACCAAACAATCGTATCGGCTGCGGTCAATGTCACCCCGTGCGAGGCACTCTGTGGCTGCACGACCAGAACCCTCGGGTCGTCGCTCTCTTGGAAGTCTTTGAATATCTTCGTGCGTGCCTTCATCGACACTGAGCCGCTGATGATCTCAGTTGTAAAGCCATCCTTTCTAAGCCGTTCAGCCACAATGTCGATGGCATGCCTGAATGGCACGAACACAATTACTTTATGGCTTGCCTCGTTAACAACCTCAGACACTTCGTCGAGCCTGTTCTTGGCGTCGAACTGCACAACCTCATGGTCGTCTGAGTAAACCGCACCGCAGCTAATCTGCAAAAGTTTGTTCAAGCCTGCCGCTGCATGCACCGCGCTGATACTCTCTCCCGCCGCCTCAATCATCATTTGTTTTTTGAGTTCTTTGTAGAACTTTTTCTGCTGGGCAGTTAGGTCAATCTCGCGAGTCACGTAAGTCACAGGCGGTAAGTCTAGGCAGTCTGCCTTTGTGTAGCGGATGGCTGGTTGCAAGGCTGCTTGGACTACCTTCGTCGAATCTGGTGCCGGAACCCATTTAAATTGTGTAACGCGAATCATCACGCGGTTCTTCCATGACGTGAAGTACGGCGGCACTCGCTGAGGCACAGCTAGCTTAGCCAAGCCATAAGCATCGGCAGGGCTTTGGGCAGCCGGGGTGCCAGTCAGCATCCACAATTTAGTTTCCGGTTTGGTTATCTTGTTCAGCGCTTTCCAGCGCCGTGTAGTAGCGGTCTTCACAAAGTTGGCTTCGTCCGCAACGATCAGATCAAACTTGTCAGCCAGCTCTTTCTCCATGATCGGGATGCCATCGTAGTTGATGATGACGAACTCGTAGCTGCCGTTTATAACCTTCTTTCTTGTGTTCTGCGTACCGTGGGCCACTGCAGCGGTGCGGTGCATAGCTATCTTGAATATGTCTGTCATCCACGCGGAGTGCATAATGGAAAGCGGACTTACAATCAGCACGCGTTGGATGTCGCCGACGCTCATTAGGTAATCGGCTGCCCATATCACAGCACCCGTCTTGCCAGTGCCTTGCTCAGAAAAACAAAAAGCGCGGTTGTTCGCGGCTAAAAAGCTAGCCGTTTGGCGTTGATGGTCGTAAGGCTGAAACACACCCGGCCAGTCATAATCACGGAGAATCGGCGATGGGGTTTTTCGCATGCCAAGGTTGGCAAGCTTACGGGCGTTATCGAGAGTCCACTTAACCAGCACCTTATCAGCGCCATCTTCTTCGCCAAGGTATCGGCTTTGCGGGATGTGTTTAGTGACTCGCTCTTGGTCCTTGACTCTAACCAGCAGGCCACGGTCTTCGATAATCTCCACTCTGACTCCTTATTGGACTGTATGAGACGCCCTGATACCTCAATGGACAAACACCACTTACTGCTTTCACAGAAGTGCGCAGGTCAGGTTACAAAAAATGAAATAGGAGAGTCAAGAGGTCTAGGAATTAGACCTCTATTTCATGCGAGCAGACTTAGTGCGGGGGTACGAGCGGTTCTTTTTAGCCGTGGTAGCTTTGAGGTTGCTACGCTTGGTGCTGCCACCTTTGCTCAGGGGTTTCTTGTGGTCAACGTCCTTGCCGTCACCCTTACTAACCTTGCCTTCCTTCATGAGTTTATACCGCGCACGGTTACGGGCTGCGCGACGGGCTTTGACTTCAGGCTTGCTGTCGTACTTACGCTCTTTCTTGTAGTCCCGAGGGTTCCTAGGCATCTTTTGCCCTCCCGTTAAACTCGCAATCTTCTACCGGGCACCACTTGCGGCACAAACCGTTAGGGTTTGGCGGCCAGTTATTGTGCTCGAACGCCCCGTCTAGTATATCGGTTCGGCCTACCCATTTCTTCCAAAGCTTTTCCGCTTCGCTGCGTTTGTACTCTCCCTTGATCACCACGTCGTGCAAAAGGAAAGCCAGCGCAGCCTTAACCTCTTGAACTTCAGGGAAATGCTCAAACAGCATCAGCGCCATAAGCTCAAGTTGTTTCTTGTCAGGGTATTTTGCCGAGCCAGTCTTGTAGTCTATGACCCGAGCTTTGTCGCCGTTGACGATAACCAAGTCAGCGATGCCACGAACCCAAACATCGTCCGCTTTAAAGTCAGTCACCTGCCTGTCCACGGTGAGCGCCATCTTGAGCTCGACTTTTTTCTCGCCGGGGATTTTATTCAGCGCATCCAGTGCAGGCTGGAACTTCTCCATGCCCTTCGGCAACGGAGTGCCCTTCCCAATATACTCTTCAGCAGCGAGGTGAACTTCAGTGCCGTAGCGGCTTTGCTCCGTTTCTTCAAACGGGTATAGCTTGAGAACTTTTTCCGCATGATATTTACGCGGGCAAGTCTCGAACGTCTTTAGTGCGCTGAAGCTCCAAGCATGTTTGGTCATTTTTCTGCTGATCCGTAGTCTTTGGCAGTGCCGCCTTCTGACCATGTTACCAGCTCAGGCCACCACGACACACCAGAGCGCATGATGCCTTGCATGAACTCAAGCGCCGCCTCAGCCTCAGCTTCATCAACGACCAATATGATTTCATCGTGCACAGTGTGTGCAACAGGGTAGTGCTTCTGAACCTTCAGCATCATGTCCGCCATCGCTTCACGGGCAAGGTGCTGCACAATGTTCTCAGTCACTTTCCCAGCGTATATGCGGGCTTTCTTGCGACCGTGGCCGTATACCCACTCGGTGCGCCTAGTCTCTTCGTTGGTTTCTTGCCTTAGATCAGGGTAACGAATCATGCCAAGCGGCGTTTTAATCCCACCTTCAGCAGTCTTGCACAAGCCCCACGGGTCGATTTTGATGTCGTGGTGCCCGTAGTAAATGTCAGATAGCCGGTCATGGCAGGTGCGCCAGCCCGAGGCGATGCACCCGTATTCGTTTCGCCATTTTGAAACGATTTCCTCTGACTCTTTTAGGTTAAGGTCCACGCCGCCCATCAGCCTTGCGACTTTCTGAAACGTAGCAGCCCCGGCGCCAAACCCAAGCCCAAGGTGTGCAACCTTGCCTACCTGCCTCTCAGTCTTAGTGACATCGGCTTCATCTTTCTTGTAGAGCTTGCTGGCAAAGTCTTTATACAAGTCAGCCTTTTCCGGGTCGTCTATAAACAACTGCATGCTGACTGGCTCTTTCCACAAAAAGTGGTTCACTCGCAGCTCAATGCCAGACAAGTCAGCGACCACGACTCTTTTGCCGGGCGGTGCCAACAGGCACTTTCGTAGCGCGTCCGACGGTTTAGGCTTCTTAGGACTGACTCGCGGCAGGTTTTGCTGGTTCATCTTCATGGTGCCCGACCAGCGTCCGGTAGTATCTGCGCCGTAGTAGCTCAGCGCGACAGGCATTTTGCCTTTGGCAGCACGACCGCAGCTTAAGAACTGCCCGATGCGCGATTCAAGGATGGTACTTTTTACGCCAAGCCGGGCACAGGCTGCGGCAGCCACCTCAATGTCCTCATGCTCTTGCAAAGCAAGGAACTCCTCGTCAGTCTTGGCGAGCGCCGGGATTTGCTTCTCAGGGTTAGACGGCGACTCCTTCATCGGCACCGGCACGCCCTTGCTCTCTAGGAACTTGGCAAACTTCGGTGCGCTGGCCAGAACCTTTTTGGCAGCCTCAACACGCTCGTCTTCAGACATCAAGGTATCCACCTCGGGAAGTAAAACTCTTGACACACCTATCAGCGACTCACGCTGCGCTTCTTTGATCTCCAGCAGTGTGCGCTCAAGTAGCGCTTCGTCCATATCAAACTGCGGCTCGACTAGCATGCGGATAGTCATGTCAATCAGCTTGAGTTCTCTAGCGCCAAGCCTCGAAGCCAGCTTGTTGAAAATCCCAGCACACAAGTCAGTATCAACAACGTTGTACTTGCGCATGGACTCAATCTCGTCAGCCGTAAAATCAGCCAGCTTCTTGCCCTTAGTGTTAGTCGCTTCGAGGTCTAGCTTGGCACCGAGGTCGAGCGCAGCAGCAACTTTTTTTAGTGACAGCCCGGAAGTTTTGGCGTACCCGAGCGCGCGAGCAATAGCCATCGTGCAGCCCCACGCTTTTGGCTTAATTCCAAACCGCCAAGCGCAGATCATCGCGTCAAAGCCTGCCATGTTGTGCCCGATTAGCATTACGTCTGAGAAGTCAGTGCAGTCAACCCATGCCTGAATATCTATTTCACCGAACAACACGAACGTCTCACCGTCGTTGCCTTCTTTAATGGCAACCGATTGAATCTCAGTCTCAGGGTGCATGACATATTCAACGGGGTGAATCTTGGTCAGGCTGTGGTCTTTCGACCAAAAAGTTTCAAAGTCTAAATAGACTGGCTTCACTGCTGTACTCCTTTAGTGCCCATTAAACACGGCCCACAAAAATAAACCGCCTATGATAGCGACAACCACAGTGGCGACGACCGCCAACGATGCCAGCGCATAACTTAAAATTGAACACATCACTGCTCTCCTTTACTCCCAAAACTCCGCACATAACGCTGACTTACTAACATGATTGGTTTAGCTGTGTCGCCAGTTGTTAAGGAGCCCTTGACAACTCAGCCTTTAAGTAAACCATTACTCATCCCTGCTCTCCTTTGGCTTCCTGATCCATCTTCGCCATCAACTCCTGTACCACGGCCTCGTGCATTTCGTTCGCCCTGTCGTCTGCGTCAAGCTCGGCAATCGCCCAAGGTGAACTGAACTCGACTTCACTGTTTACATCGGCATCCCAGTACCTGCCGTCGTGCTTGGCGTGAAAAGCCCTCGTTTCAAAGTGCCGATTGTGACCAACCGTGGAAAAGCCATCTGGATGCACCATCGATCCGACTGTGGAAACGACAACACGAGATTCCCCGCATTCCAGCAAAGTGTTTCGGCGGAATCGGCAACGGTTGGCGCAGATAAAGTGACCTGCCCATCCTCGCTCATAGCGGTTAACCATACTCATCCCTGCTCTCCTTTATCTACACCTCTGGATACATAGTGCTGCTTAATTATTTCAAGCATTCCAATCACAGAAACAACAAGCGTGCTATCAGGCAGATCGTTCTCTATTTTTTCAATAATCTCAGAAGTTAATCTAGCAATCCGAGGGTCGCCTATATTTATTACTTCCACATTGTTACTCATCCCTGCTCTCCTTATTACTTTAATCGCATAGCTTACGCATGGTCTCTTCAAGCTCGTCTAAATTGTTAGCGTCGATAACCAACGCGACTCCACCCGTTGCGTTTATTGCGTTTAAGTTCTTCTGCTGCAACGCCGTGGGGGAACGCTTCTTTGCGTCTGCCTTGACCTCAATGCCAAGGAACCTGCCGTTATAGCACGCAACAATGTCTGGCACACCGCTGGCACCGAAGCCGCCCGTGACAGGGTAGAAGTAGTAAGCGCCATGCTGTTTTAGAATCTCAACGACTTTCTTCTTCACCTTTTTCTCTGGCGTGTCAGCCATTCTCCGCCTCCAGCTTCTCAAGCCGCTTGATCTCAGCGTCGATATAAAACCTCATCTTCTTGGCATCGCGCAGCATCGGGCTGTGCGCCACTTCATCGTAGCGGTAGCAGGCGCGGAACACCTCACCAATCTGAGCGTTCATATTCTTGTGTGAAATCAAGTCTTGCAGCTCTGTCGCCCCCTCCGGGAGCTCGTAGTAGCTGGCAGTGCTGCCGTCAGAAACATAGTTAGCTTTTCTCATAACTCATAGCCCCTGTGATAAACAAAAATCCCGAACGGCTGCGTAGCTCGTCTGGTCGCGTTTTTCAAACTCCACAGTAAATAAGTACCGGGGGTGTTGATAATTCAAAACGGTGTGGTAAATCTTAGTGTTGAACACGTACAACTCCCAAGGCTGGTACTCCAACCTAGTAATGTCGTAGGTCAAGCCACGGCTGTAATTCTTAGAGAACAGTGTGTCGCAGCAATGCACATCGCCAACCAGCATGTTCATTCCGACAGTGCGGTCAGTGTCTACATGCCAGTCATAGCCGCTGTTCGGCGGCATCCTGATAAGCCCCACCTGTTTAATAGGAAACTCATTGTTAACCTGACTAAGGGCGTGGTGCTCGCTCCACATCGTGTTACTCAGCGGCGCTACTTCAAATGAGTAGTAGTCGTAGTAGACAAACTCTTCCCAGTTAGAATCTTTTAAGTAGTCGTGTATGTTTTGGCCGCCGCTTCGCAAGCGGTAGTAATAGTCAATCACTCACGTGCCTCCATGTATTGAATTTAATGGCATCCCACGCGGTCGGGTATTTCGTGTTGTACAACTTAGATACACAACGGATACACAGGTCGTAGTCATAATGAAGCTCGCGCATCCGGCGCACGTCAGCCTCCGTCAATCGAGCGGCATGGTGGCGTTCACCACGAATCTGGTTAATGTGTCTTGGCATATCTCTAATCGCTGTGGGTACGGTCAGATACTTTCACTTTATGAAAGTTTTTTGTAATAAGTGCTGGCATGTAGCTCCGACGGCCAGCGCGCCGTTTCACATTATGAGCGACAGGAGTACAGCATGGAGGTGCCGCTCATGGCCCTAGCTACTAGGGCAGGGCTCAGCCTGAACCACCTTCCGAATCTACACCTTTTAGGATGCGAAGCGTGGCATCGCGTGCAACATCAGCTTCCGTGGTGTCTGTGTCGGGGCTGTCAATATCGGCACGAGCTTCTTCCTCAGAAGCGTACTCAACGCCAGTGCGAGCGTTACGAACTGTAAGCTCAACTTCAGGCAGAATGATTTTGCTCCCGTCAGGGCGCGTGCCTCCAACCTTAGACTTTTCAACTGTTGGCATCTGTATGTTCCTCTCTTGGGTCTGCGTCTTTTACTACCACGGGAAACCCGTGCTTGTGAAGTAAAAATGTATTGGACAAGTAATACTCAAGCGGCCTGTCTACGCCGTGCTGAGCATCGGTATACAGCAACTCTTTGATCTCCTCAAAATACTCTTTCCTGCGCCACTGATACTCTATGGCAGATTCTGTACGGGGCGTGGCCTCGCTGAATTCTACCTTCTCTGCGTAGCGCCGCAGCTTACTATCAATGCGAGAAATAATCTTGTTCAGCTCTAAAACGCCAGCGTATATCTGCGTGTCACGCATGCGTTCATCTTGCTGGCGCAAAGCCTCACGAACTTCTTGCCGTTTCTGCCTTTCCATAGATTTAATCTTTTCTCGCTGGTAGCGTTTCTGCCTAGCTTCTTTGCGTCGGCAGGGTGTGCAGGTTGACTGGGGGCGGCGATGCGGCCCCCAAAACATTTTAACGGGGAGCTCTTCCCCGCACGTGTCACACTCTTTATGGCTCATTGCTTTATCAGTCTAATTAGACCGCTCCGTATCAAAGTATTCAATCTTCATCGCTGTCTAAAAACGGTGCGTTCAACAAAGAAACCTTTAGCTGTTCCAGATAAAAAATCATCTCAGCGCGGGTTATCCCGTGCGTCGCCCTAGCCTCAAGCATTGAATTGTTGTTAACGCCCAGCAGGCACACACTCTTGAAGTCGCCCTTGGCCATCTCTAACAACGCGTCAGGGTCTGATGCGGTTTTCTGAGTAAAAAGCTTTGTGACGTTATCAGTCATTAGCTAACCTCACGTGAGGCCATCAGGCACTGCCGGTTCTTTTCATCACCGTATTCACGTGAAAGTCTCTCGCGCTGAGCCTGTGTATAGACCTGCGGTTGCTGAAATACCTCTTTAATAATCGCGTTGACTATATTTTCTACCACCGGAGCCATAGGCTCGCCTTGCATAGCCATGCGAATCCTATACTCGCTAGCCCCTAACTGGCGCATCATCATAATGTTCTCAGATATATCTCCAATGTGGCCGCACGCCTCAACCATACCGTTGGACTGCGCGGTGGCTGTGCCAGCACCTGTCAGTGTGCCAAGAGTAATCGCGATACTAAGAATTAGCTTTTTCATTGTCGTCTCCTGAACTTTTTGCTTCTCTGTATTTTCTGTTTAGCGTAGTAATGGGCACGCCATAACGACGTGCCGCCCATGCTCTTGTGTGTCCTGAGTCTATAGCTGCAATAGCTTTTGTAAGACTGCCCTCGTCATAATAACTATACGTTGCCATATTAAGAGTCTCCCATAATAACCCAGAAAGTATCAGTATCAACCCTTGTACCTACATCGGGCAGACTACCGCCCGGCTCAAAGAACAAAAGTTTGGCTAGTCGGTCAGCAATCTCGGGCTCGATCTCACTAAGATCACAAGCTCGCTCATTGCCGTCACGCCAGTGGGCGGGCGAAACACCCAGCCCCTTGCGCTCTAGCCACCACTCTCCATCAGAATCTCTGAATACTCTCAGCATTAGAACGAAAAAGAATCAAGCACGGAGTTAACCCGCGCACGCACGTCATCACGAATCTCTTTACTCTCTTTCAACTCATCAACCTCCACATGTTTAATGGCGTTCTCTGCTTCGTCAGCCATAGCCTCGATAGCCTGATCTTTGGTTAGATTCAAAGCACGCACCGAAGCGATAGTCTCTGCAAAGTTCTCAAGTATGTTGTTACGGAAGCGCTTACGCTCCCCGTCCTCGGTGTCAGTGAACCGCTCGGACAAATGCCGCAGCGAGCTGAGGATACGCTCACGCACATCATTCATGGCGTTCTCAAGTCGTTGCTGGTACTCACGCTCATAGCGCTCACGTATTTCCTCCATAGCTTCATTACCAACATCGACGCGGAAGTCTCCGGTCTCGGGGATTGGCAAGAAGGCTGCGTTGAATCGGAACTTGTTGGCGATTTCTTGCACATCGGGATACTCCTCACGATCAAACATCTGACCAAGCTGAAACGCCTGCATGCTGATCAAGGTGGGGTAGGCATCGAGAAAGGCTTGCACCTTCTCGTTAAACAGCTGCTCATGCTCGTCCAGCCCCTGCTTGAACTCAAAGAACTTATCCGTAGTGACAAGGCGTGGCCCATAATCTGACCACGGCAGTGTGCGCGAAGCAACCCAGTTACGAATCATGGCAGCGTGCTTGACCACCTCGTCTAACTCTTTGACGCCGGGCAGTAGATTCTTGTTAACGCGCGATGCCTGCTGGCTTGCATGCTTGCTGGTGTTCACCTCGTCTGTCACACCCTTGTCGAGCTTACGGGCTGTCCAAGTGCTGATTGAAAGGTCAACTAGCATGGCGCTGGATGAAATAGATACGTTACTCATTGCTGTACTCCTTAGTCTAATTAGACTACTTGATATGAATTGTCTTGCCGTAGGGAGACCGGTTGTCGCTTGTAGATACCCACAAAGTAGGCTCGTTGAAATTTGGCCAGTCACCGTAGATGTGGCCGTCAGTCAGCATCAGCACCAGCTCAGGCTTAGTGCCCATCGCATCGACGAACTGCTTGACGCATGTTGGGTCAGTGCCGCCACCGCCCACAGGTTTGGTTGAGCCAGTCAGTGACTCGTACTCACCGGGCATGTACACCTCGTCGCGCTCAACTTCTGTGCCCCAGTAGAGTAAGTGCATGCGCTCAGGTGGCATCTCTTGTGTAACAGCCACGACCTCAGACAGGAACAGGTTGAGCATGTAAGGGTCAATAGAGCCCGAAGTATCAACCGCGACCACGATAGGGCCGATAGACTCAGAGAACGGCGTGGGCATGTACAGCCCATCAGCCAGCCAGCGTCGGTTCGGCCTGCGCCACGTGCTGCTGTCACGACCAGCGCACACAGACTGTACGAACTCTTGTAGCTGCTCACGCCAGTTCACCTCCGGCTCAGAAATAGCACCGATGTCACGGTTGGTATTGCCCTTGAGTTTGCCAGCCAGAATGTCGCCCTGCCGGGCAGCCTGATCGACCGCTTGCTCCAGCTCCTTGCGCTCCTGCTCACTCATCGACTTGGCTTGGTCAAAGCCGTGCTCGTCAAAGCTGCCCTGACCATCACCGCCATCGCCCGACTCTTGCTGCTGCTTGAGGTCGTCATAAACCTGCTTGGCATCCCAGCCACGATACTTCGAGTCAAGACACAGATCGACGTCAGGCAATGCAATAACGTGGTTCAGCGGGTCGAGGTCAACGATCTGCTGGTTAATAACATAGTCACACGCCATGTTAGTCAGCTTGGGGTCCTCCTTCCACAGCTTCTGCCATGTAGTCATGTGCTTGTAGAGCACGTGGAAATTCTCGTGTGCCACGACAAAGTTGAGCTGCTTCTCGGTGAGCGTGTCCATGAACTCTTTGCCATAGAACTTGTCACGCCCGTCGGTGTACGCAGTAGGCACACCGTCTTTCACTCGGCTCTCACCAAGCATGATGATGCCTGATAACAGCGCGAACTCCTTGGATCGCATCAGCGTAATGTGGCTGCGCTGCAGCCTCTGCTCGGGTGTCAGGTTACTCATTGCTGTACTCCTTGTTGAGTAGTCTAATTAGACCGCCCAGCTGTTCTCGCGAGCCCAGTCAGTGAACGACTTGGACTTGACCACAACCGAAGCGGCGCTGCTACGCATAACGTTTTGCACAAACATGAACTGCACTTCGCGTGGCAACCGCACAAGGTATGTCATCCATGCGTCGATGTTCTCAGCGGTCATGCGAGTCACTGCACCAAGCGACAGAATCACACAGGCGATGGGCGACTCAGGCACCTGCACAGTGTCAGGCTTCTCGATGATGGCTTTGAACGGCGGCAGTGCGTCAGCCACGGATAGAAACGCCTGCATGTCACGGGCGGCAGACTCACCGATAGTGCCAGACAACGCTGAAATCATCACATCATCGCTCAACGCAAGACGCTGCGAAACAATGTGCGAGGCGTGAGCAAGAGAGCGGGGTGTGACAAACGCGGTCTGCTGCTGACGTGGGTTGAATATGTACGGGTTGTCAGCCACGCCATCAGGGTCATCAGCATAGCTAGCAAGACAGTGCGGGTACTCTTTGACCCAAGCCATCACCGTGGGCTCGACGCCATGATTGACGCCCCACTCGACCCACTCGTCAGCATCAGGCTTACGAACTGTCAGGAATGTCACACGGTTGCGGGCATGCGCCTGCAGCATGTCGCCCACACCATCGCTTGCCATGTTGGTCGTGCCAAACACCACAGAACCCTCGGGCAGCTTGTGGTTGCCGATGCGGTGCTCAAGCAACAGGGTCAGCAGGGCGTTCTGCACAGGGCGCATGGCCTTGCCAATCTCGTCGAGCATAATGATCAGCGGCTCGTCACCGACGAACATCTTGTTGGGCACAAACTCAACAGAGTCATTGACACGCGGCATCTGAAGATCGCCAAGGTCAAGCAACGCACAATCAATGTAGCGTGGCTCCATATCGCACTGATCACGCAGTGTTTTGAGCATGGCGGACTTACCGATGCCGGGCTCGCCCTGAAAGATGAATGTGTTGGTCTGCCCGCAGTTGCGAACAAGGTTGGCTGCGTCTTTAAGACTTACGGTTGTTGTCATCATTGCTGTACTCCTTACTCCAAATTGAACAGTCTAATTAGACTGGCTGTTACTTTTCTGACTTGCCGGTGAACTTGCCCTGTAGGTAAGTGTTGTAGTCGATTAGCTCCATACGGGCGCGGGGAGCTTCAGACCAAACGTGGTGCATCGGCCCGCCATCCTCGCTTCTCCTAAACGTAACGTCATACCGCTCGGCTTTTTCTAGCGCTCGTAGAATTGTGGTCGCCTCACCGATTGGCAGCACGTAGTCCTCGAAGCCAAGCGTTACCTTGGCCATGTGCTTCTCCGGTGGTGCTGGTTTTCTATCAGTCATGCTGTACTCCTAGTTTTCCCATCGTGAATACCTATTATCTCACATCTGAGTTGAAATGTCAAATCAGTACTATTCAAGGGGCTCACCCCCTTTGATTTCAATGTCGCGGTGGACGTCTACGATCTCATCTAAATAAAAGTCCACGTCATCTTGGCAATCCTCCTCAATCTCAACGTCGTCGTAGTCCTCGCCAATTCTCACAACTCGATAGCTAGCGTCGTGATTGCTATTCGCCCACCTAAGCATGTCATATACGGCGCCTACATCATTATAGCCTCGGTGCCATTTCACGTACTCATAGCAACCAACCAACACGCGCTCGTCTGCGCGCTCCCAATGCTCTGCCACATCTTCTCGCCAGAACTCAGGCTCTTTGAGTTTGTACGCCAAGATAAACTTATCGCACGCTTCCTTGGTCTTAAACCCCAAGGCAATGCCTACATCACTTCTGTATCCCATCGCTGTACTCCTAGTAGTCTAATTAGACGAATAAAAAGCCCGTCTCGTGGGCCAAGCGGTCGGTTCCCGAGAAGAACAATCAGCTAGTGCTGAAGGAGGGAAAAACTCGTGCCGACTGTGCGTGTTTTCGGGCATGAAAAACCCAAGGCACTACGCACTCACCTTTGGCTTGGCTACCTAAACAGGTAGACCTTCGCCGCTTCACGAAACTTCTGAATAACTTCTTTGTTCGATATTGATAAGTCTTGTCGGGGTAGCGACAGCACGTAGTCCTCAAGGTTCCCACTCTAAAGGGCAGCGCACAACGCCTCAAGTGTAAACGCTGATTCATTCAGTGTGATTGTATTGTGCCCAAAGCCGGGGTGGATTACCTCGTCTAAACCTAGCCAGTGATCACCCGGATCGACTGTTACTTGGCTTGGTTTCTCATCTTTGTCAGCCATTCCGGCTCCTTTCTGCGCGTGTACTTCAGCAGATTTCGCTTCTCGTGCCAGTAGTAAGCGCGGTAGCACTCCACGGGGTCATCAGAGACAAACTTGTACACGTCTGGCATAGCCAGTGCAAAACGGGCTTGCTTATCCGTTACTAAACCGGGCATAGCGCGCGGCACTATTTGCAAACAGCTGTTTAGTTTTTGCCATGACTTGTGGACTCTATTGTAGCGGCCCTCATACTCCATGGATAAATAGTGTAGAAGTACATACAGCCACTGGTAGTTCGCCTGAGACTGAGCCGCCCACTTCACGCTCGGGTGGTTCTTGTGCGTAGGTTTGTACACCGCGCAGGCCCATTCACTTTCATACAGGTGATGCACCGTGCTTAATATCTGCGCGCTCTCCAGCACCATCTTAACTACATGCTTATCACAGTGCATCTGCGCTGCTTTTGTCGGGTCATTGTCTAGTGCAAATATGTTCATGCCTCAACCTCCTCAACCTCAACCTCAAAGGTCTCCTCAAACTCACGCGCCCACTCGATAAACATATCCTCGCTGGTCTGGTAGTCGTGCTCGTCGCACATCCACCGATACAACTTAATCTCAACGTCGCGAATGTCCTCGTGTAGAAAGTTAGCCACGCGCTCCTCGTCCTCCTGCTCGCAGAGCTGCGCTGCAGTAAACAATGGCATACCGTGATATATCCCACCATCCAGAGTCTCATCTGAAATATCAAGATAATCAGAGTGCGGGTAGTCACACGTCCAGTCAGCGCAAGACAATGGCCCTCGGCGGCTCAGTCGCGAGCCTACCCACAGCATCTCTCGGCGTAGCATCTCAGCGCACATCGGGAAGCGCTCACGTAACTCGTTAAGTTTCTCCTCGCTCATATTTTTGTACTCAAGTGTCGCATCGAGCGCCACACCATCGCCTTGTCCATAACTCAGCTGATAGATGACGTTACCCACGTCCCAGCCAGTGCCCTTGAGCCACTCGGTAGCAAGATCGCTCATGTCACTGTCCCAAGCCTCATCTATGAACTCGCAGTAGGTGTCTAGCCAGATGTCATACTCACGATCAAACTCGTCGGGGTAGTGCTCCTTGAGCACGTCAATGTTTACTTGTGTTTTCATCTTTCATCTCCCAGTCGTCAGTCTAATTAGACTGTTGTAATAACTATTCGTAGTACAAGTGTGTACCTATGCGCCCGTGGTAGGCGTAGTCATCTACCCAAACAGGCTCGGCATAGTCCGCGTGATAGTGCGTGGCCATGATGCCCAGTGACAGTGACCCGTTGAGAACTCCATCGGCAACGTCCTGCGATCTCTGCCATGCGATCATATCGCCGGGCCGCTCGGGTTTACCGTCACAGTAGAAGCTAAACTGACAGCGGTGCAGGTCTTGCGGGTGCTTGTTGTGCGTGACAACTGAACATACATCGTCGGGGAACCGATCACTCTCGACGCGGTTTATCACTACCTCAGCCACGGCTATCTGTCCATCGAGCGGCTCGCTGCGAGCCTCGTAATAAACTGCTAGTGCTAGGCACAGTGCTGCGCTAGTCATGCTCTGCCCTCCTTGCTGCTAATTCTTTGGCGACTACCCAGTTAGCCGCATCCTCAAGGCTATGCCGGTCAAGGTCTACGGCCAGCACAGGTGTGTTGTTACGCACCCACATGTACGCGTCATAAAATCGTTCAAACGGCGTGTTGCGGGAGGCTCTAAGCAAGTCACCATCTGTCATGTCACGAACCCACGGCTCGATCAAAAACGCGATAGCTTCAGTCACTTTTCACCCCCTTGCGGCGCTGCTTACCCTCAGCCCACGCCGCGTGCATCATCTCGCGCAGCATGTCCGCATCCTGTGTCGTAGTCTCACCTCGGCGTATACGAACAAGCATTTCGTTGAACTTTTTACTGGTCATCGCTGTTCTCCTTAAGTTTTGATGGTGGTATCAACCCTATTAACTGCCCCTGAATAAGCCGATGCGCCGCTAACTCTAAATCATCGGCGGCAATGTCTTTTAGAGACACATCTGTGTTGTTGGATATATACATCGCTGCTTCAAACAGCACATCAGCCCGCCCGTGGTTACTACCCAACCGCTGCAACGCGTCATCAGGCAGGTTTACCACCCACGGCTCAATCAGATAGATCAACGCAGCCGCCTCGGGTCTCAGGTTCATGTCGCCCTCCCATATATCTTGTCCAGCAGGTCGTCGAGCACGTTCATCGGCTCGGAGTCAGTCGCACCAGCGGCCTCGTACGCAGGTCTGCTCATGAACTTGAGCATGAATTGCCTTGTGGCTTGGCGGTCGGAGAAACTACTGAGGCAATCCGCCAGCGCTCGGTTAAGCTCTGCCGCCATACTGTCCACGCCCGGCGCGTTGGGGTACAACTGCCAGTCCTCGTGGTTGAGCGTGATTGACGTGATCTTTGGCTTGTACACCACGGTTATCTTGTCAGTCGGAAACATCATCACTGTTCTCCCTAGTCTAATTAGACTGGCAACCATCAGGCCGCCAGTGTCCGCATCACCCACCCAGATACGCCGTACCTCGCAATGTCCAACATGTCCTCGGCGCTATGCTTCTCGGTCTCGCACAGGGGGTGGAGCTGGCTGCGGTGTTTACTGGTGGTGGGGCTGTACTTGTCCGCGTTCTCATACCACTTGCCATCCTCGTAGACAAACAACGGCCAGTGCTCACCGTATGAATACACTACATAGCGACGGCGCAGGACAGGCCCACACCACTCCGCGTATGTATTACTCCCCTTAAACTCTTCACGGTTCTGCACGTATCGACGCGCGTCTGCATTTGCTACACGTTTA